TGATTCGTACAGGTATTGTCGTCTTTAATTTAATGGCAGCAGCTCTAATAATGGCAAATATTCTAGCAGAGTGGCTATGAGAAAATGGTGGCGACTTTGGGCACAGTCTCTTGGTGAGAAGGTAGGCTCAGATTCAGAAGCGGACAAAATTGCAGTCATAAGAACAGTGTGGTGGTTAACACATATAGCAACATGCTGGTTTATTATACTCAATGCAATTCAAAATCACGGATGGGGGTTGATATGGCTGAACTAATACGAGATAGAGATGATAAAAACCAAGTACGATGGAAAGTAATTCGTAAAGACGGTAGAGTAATTATTATTACCACAAACGAAGACGTTGCTGACACGTACTATCAAAGAGAATTGGAAGAAGAATTCGAACTGGAGCATCTTGCTTCAGTATAATAGACTGCCGAAAGGAGTCAAGAGCGAGCCGAAAGGGCGCAAGGAGTAAAAAATGAATCAATTAGTAAAATTAACAATGGCGGATCTTGAGAAGACTTTTCTCGGATTTGACCGACTGCAAAAAGACCTTTTAAATCACAATCCAGACAATGGATATCCTCGATTCAATGTAGTAAAAACATTTGGTGATAAGTACCGCATTGAATTAGCCGTTCCAGGTTGGGATATACAGGATTTGAATATTATCTTGCAAGATAATAAATTGACAGTCGAAGGTACTCGTAAGCAGGAGGAAGCCAAAGGTGACTTCTACATTTACAAAGGTTTAAGTGGAAAATGCTTTAAACGAGTATTTACTGTCACAGAGTACATGAAGGTTAGTAAAGCATACATGTCAAAAGGTTTGCTGATAATCGACTTGGAAGAAGTACTCCCTGATAGTAAGAAGCCGATAACTATTGAGATCGAGAAGTAAGGGAGACTTCAGTGACACGTAAAGAAAAACTCTGTATGGCTTGTGATGTATGTGGAGGAATAGGTTGCTTTGCTTGCTGCCTAGCACTTCCATTTGTCGTCATGTATGCCCTTACAGTAGGCTAAAGGAAATAATATGAATGTAGACAGAGTGCGAAAGCAATTAGAAATCGATGAAGGTGTGGTATACGAAATTTACAATGATCATCTTGGTTACCCCACATTTGGCATTGGTCATCTTGTGAGAGAAACTGATATTGAGTATGATTGGGTAGTAGGATCTTTTGTTAGTGAAAAACGTGTGCAGGAAGCATTCGAGGCCGACTTTACCGTCGCATGCAGTGAGTGCTCTGTTCTATATAACTCTGATTGGGATCAGTTTCCCGAAGAAGTTCAAGAAATACTAGTAAATATGTTATTTAATCTTGGACGGCCACGCCTAACAAAGTTTAAAAAAATGAATGCAGCATTGAGAAATAGAAATTGGACCGCTGCCGCTATCGAGGGAAGGGATTCTCGTTGGTATCGCCAGGTAGGCAATCGCGCTGAGCGATTGATGACAAGGATGGAAAATGTCAATAGTTAGTGCACTTATAGGACCAGCAACATCACTGCTCGATAAATTTATCGAGGATAAAGATCAGAAAATGATACTTGCTCACGAAATAAGTACAATGGCAGAACGCCACGCTCAAGAGCTGGCAAAAGGACAACTGGAAGTCAATAAGGTAGAAGCTGCAAGTAAGAGTATGTTTGTAGCGGGGTGGAGACCTTTCATTGGATGGGTATGTGGTATTGGATTTTTATCAAACTTCATAATCATTCCGATGGCGAACTTTGGACTCGCATTAGCAGAAATGTCCAT